ACCTTCTTTTCCCAAAGCTCCCTAGCTTCTTTAATTAGGAAAGCGTGTTTTTCACTACCAGGTCTATATTCATTTTCTAATAAAGGTATGCTATTACTCAAATGGTATTTTACGTCTTCAGAAACCAGATCTTTTAATATCCAAGAGTCAAAATTTTCCATTAATTTTTTTTCAATGGATAACTCAAAACACTCCTCACAAATAACCTCTGATTCAGAAATTAACGGTTCAAACTCTTTGTTTTCATACATATCATTAATAACTTCAAAAACAAAAGAAAGATCCTTATACTCTGGGTTAACAACAACATGATAACAATCATCAGATTTTTCCATCATGGGTTTACCAAAATTATCTTTATTTTTTGAGATGTAAAACGCTGGGTTTTCAGCTTCCTCATGAATTGAGAACAATTCCGAAATCACATCAAGACTCAAACCCTCATCTTTGGGGGATGATAAAGTGTTATTTTTTGAACCTCTTTCATTCAAAATTTTAGCCATTTGGCTTTCGGTCATTTTGTATATTTTTTTACCCATTACTAATGATATTATAATATAAATATCTCTTTAAATGAATAAATTCTTAAAATCATATACATTATTTGGTATTGGGCTTAAACGATCAAAACCGTAAAAAGCACTCATATTTGATTGTTCTCTTATTGTTTGATTATTAACTAACATCTTAGAGTGAAAACTATCAATTAATCTTGGTGTTGCGTAACCACACACAATAAACTCAGTATCACTAACTTTGCAAACAAAAATAGCTTTTTTATACATTGGCCTGTAAAAAATCGGAAACTCATTGTAATTAAACATAATAACATCAACCCACTTTTCAAATGAGTTTCTTAATTGCTGTAAGGGTTCAACATTAACATTGTTGTAATCCATAATCGGATGTTTTATACGTTTTGAAATCGCTGTTATTGCGCATGTTAACGTGAACATATCTTTGTATTTCTCATTATTTTTATTTAGTTTTGTTGTGTTGTGTTTGTGTTTAACAACAGCCCTAATGTATGAAACGCAATTATGGATGTCCCTTTCATCCAACTTAATTCTACTGAATTTTTTTATGTGCGTATCGAACGCACCTTTAAATGTTATAATGCTCATGACACAAAAGTAAAAAAAAATTTGTTTATAACCAAATAAATTCCTAATTTTGTAAACATGAAAGGATATACTAAAGAACAACTTGAGTTTATTGAGTTTAGCGGACCAGAATCCGTAATATTGTCAGCAACAGCTGGTAGTGGTAAAACCCATTCCACGGTGGGTAGGTTAAATCACCTATTGGATAACGGGGTTGACCCAAACAGAATAATCTTTTTCTCATTTACTAATGATGCTGTAAATGAATTAAGACACCGTATTAACAGTGATGTTAAGATTACAACCATACATAGTTTTACCAGTGGTACGTTGGCAAAACTAGGTAAGTTTAAACCCATTGTCACATTTTACGATTTTATAAATTGGTACCGTGATAAAAAGAAGCCGTCTTTTAAAGACCCAAGAAAAATAAGAGAGGAATATTACGCTACTATTGAAAGGTTTTATGAAGAGGGTGCCAGTATATCATCATCTTTTTCGGCATATAAACTACAATTTTACGATGGTGTTAAATCACCAAAACCAAATTTTTATGACCACTACATTGCCTTTTTAAAGGAGACTAATAGCCGTGATTTCTCTGACATGTTAATTGACACAGAAAAATTAACAAGAGACCCTAAACATAAAGAATTTTTTGACGGTATGTATGATTATATCTTTATTGATGAGTATCAAGATACATCGACACTCCAAATGAAAATCTTATCCGCAATTAACGCAAAACAATATTACCTTATTGGTGACAAGAACCAATCAATCTATGGTTTTTCTGGAGCTAATTGCGAAAAAATTGAATCGTTGTTAAAACAAAAGAAAACTGTTGTTGAGTTAACCTTAACAAAAAACTTTAGGTCTCATAAAAAAATTGTTGAGAACGCAAACAAATTTAGCTCGTTAATGGCTATACCTGAATCGGAACATGAGGGTTTTGTTGATGAAAAATTCATAACAAAAAAGAGATTATTTGAGATGATGTTAGACGGTAAACCCTTAACCGTTCTTGTTAGAACAAACAATATTATCAAAGAGATTGAAAAGCAAGCTCTTAAGAAAAAAGTCCCAATGCGTTATTTTAACTACATAACAAAAACGGATCTTGATAACATTAAAAAATCAAACATAACAGATAGTCTTAAAAAGAAATTAAATGATGTATTACCCTACTTCTTAAATAACCAAGACTTCATAGATTTTATTGAATCTAATATCGACTCCGATGTATTTGTAACATCAATACATAAAAGTAAAGGTAGGGAATTCCCAAGATGTGTTGTTATTAATTCAGCCGATCCAGATATGTTAATAAAACATGGTAGTTTAACACATAGTTTGGCAGAATATTCATTTATAACAGACGATGGTGATATTGATGAAGAAGGTAGAAACATACATTATGTTGCGGTTACCAGACCAAAAGAAGAATTATACTTCATGATTTACGATGATTTGTAAAATATAAAAAGCCACCTATTACGGTGGCTTTTTTATAGAGGTTGTTTAAATTTTTGACTTTACGTTACCATAAGTATTGGTTCAAGGGTAATCATAATTAACTCATAATTAACCCTTTACCTGAATTTGATTTTTTTTCTAAAGTTATCTTCTACCCTGTCCTCTATATGGTTTCTTGTAGTTTTTACTCTGTTTACCCTTACTTGTTTTATTCTTAGAATGGATACCCTTTCTATTCTTTTTGATTTTACGTCTAAACTCCTTAATACCTGATGAGGAAGTTTTCTTTTTACCTGGTGCTGCCATAGTTAGTTTGTTTTAGTAGTTGTTTAGTTTTTTCAATAAATATATTGATAAAAATGAAAATTATCCTATAATCTTAAATATTTATTAAAAACAAACATATGATTATTTTTTACAATAGATTCGACAAAACAAAAGAGCCAATCGGCAGAACTAACAAACACGCTTCAAGGTTAGAGGCCGCAAAATTTTTTGCTGAAATTAAAAAAATGAGTCTTAAGGATTTTTTGAAAGTATTTACTGTTAGTATAATAAAATAAAAAATCAAAAAAAGAATTATGTTATTAAAAGTAGGTTCAAAAGGAGATGATGTAAAAAAACTCCAAGCGAAACTGGGTACGACAGCTGATGGCGCTTTCGGTCCAGGTACAGAAAAATTAGTTAAAGAATGGCAAGCTGCCAATGGTTTAACAGCTGATGGTATTGTTGGTGATGCGACTTGGGCAAAAATGGGTTTAAATGAGGGCGCTGCCCCAGCTAAACCAGCTGCCGCTCCAGTAGCTATCCCACCATCTAGCTTCAAATTAGAAGCATTAAAAGGTCATATCCCTGATGCGGTTATTGCTCAGATCCCTGACACAGCAGCTAAATTCAACATTACAAACGTATTAAGATTAGCACATTTCTTGGCACAGTGTGGTCATGAATCTGGTGGTTTTAAAGCTGTTAGCGAAAACTTAAATTACAGCGCTGATGGTCTTAAAAAAATATTCCCTAAATATTTTCCTGGTAATTTAAATGAGTCTTATTCTCGTCAGCCAGAAAAAATTGCTAACCGTGTATATTCATCTCGTATGGGTAATGGTGATGAAGCTTCTGGTGAAGGTTTTAAATTCAGAGGCCGTGGATACATTCAATTAACTGGTAAATCAAACTACACAGCGTTTGACAAAATGGTTGAGGAGAATATAATTGAAACGCCAGATCTTGTTGCAACAAAATATCCTTTAATGTCAGCGGCATTTTTCTTTGATTCAAATAAACTTTGGTCTATATGTGACAAGGGTGCTGATGATGCAACGGTAACAGCTGTTACAAAAAGAGTTAATGGTGGTACAATCGGTTTAGCTGATAGAATCAAACATTTTAAAGAATATTACAATTTACTAAAATAAATAAAAAACTAATAAAAAAAAATTATGGACGAAATTATGGGAATGGTAAAACTATTTGCTGGTACTTACGAAGTTAACGGCTTTATGTTTTGCGATGGTAGAAAATTACCAATTAATGGTAACGAGGCGCTTTTTAGTATAATCGGTACTATATACGGTGGTGATGGTATCACAACATTTGAGATACCAGATTTAAAAGATAAAGCACCTGAGGGTATGCATTATATGATTTGCGTGCAAGGTATTTATCCACCAAGATATTAATATAATAAAATAAACATAAAACTAAAAAACAATTAAAATGGCATTTGTAAAAAATTTAAATGGAAAGGCTGTAGAATGTGAGTACGAAGATGGTGCTTTATTGGTACCCGCATCTGGTTATGTAGCTGCTATTGTACAATCCAACGAAATTCATTTCTTTGGTGCTGCTGATGATGAAGGTGTTATCGCCATCGGTTCAACAGCTAATGGAAGTTCAGTTGAAACATTAACTGAAGCTAAAGCGGCTATTGCTACTTTAGGTACTTTATTCTTAGATGGTGTTGCTGTCTAATTAAAATTAAACAAAAAATAAAGGCTTGGTTTTTACCAGGCCTTTTTTATTATTGTACTATGAGTTTTAACAAAAGATATGTTGACAGTCGTAAAATTTTAATATATAAAGATAAATTAGAAGACCTCTTTACTAATAAAATTGACGCATTTATATTTAATGATAATTTCTCAAAAGAGATATTTGATTTATATGAGGAAAAAAAATTTGATTTAATTAGGGATCGAATACTTGAATATGAGACTAAATCGCTGATCTAACGGCTTTACATTTTTATTTAATTCTGAACTAATTGTCGATAAATAACCCTCATAAACAAAACCAATAGACGTTGTTTTTTTAATCGCCTTTGTTATCGATAGATTGTAATTACCGACAGTGTTTCTTACCCATATTAAATCATTAGTCGATACAACAGCTGGTTGTAATAATAAATTATGCTCAACGGTGTAATCAATCACTTTATATTTAAACGTATGTCTATAAGAAACTCTTTTACTACCAAACCAGAGTTTTGATATTTCTGATCTGTCATACACATATGCAAGTGAAACACTGCCACCTAATTTATTAGTCTTAAAAG